CGGCAACTATTCGCAGGATATTACCGTCGTCCGCTCCGAGCACTCCGGCCTTGCTACGAACAGCATCGACTATCTCGGCGCTTGCGTGTTCGACTCCAAGCCGGTCGCGGGCTTCGGTGCGTTCGTGCATCTCGCAAAGGCGGCGGCTTAATAGGAGGGCTCGAGTATGGCAGTCGGTGACGAATATCTCGCCTCCGTCCGCCATAGCGTGAGACTTTCCTCCACCGTCCACGACGGGGAATTGACCGACCTCATTAACGCCGCTCGAGCCGACCTTGTGCTCGGCGGCGTTCTTGAGGCAAAAGCGAACGACGAAACCGACCCGCTTATCAAAAAGGCGGTGACGACCTACGTCAAGGCGGAGTTTGGGCTCGACAACGAGGACGCGGACAGGCTCCGCGCCTCGTATAAAGAGCAGAGAAACGGCCTCTCGCTATCGGACTCCTATATCGCGGCGGAGGGGGGATAGCTCATGTACTGGCGCGACGTTGTGACGCTCAAAGCCGTTACGGAGGGGCGCGACGCGGACGGTTTTCCGAAAGAGGCAATCACGGAGACGACCGTTTTCGCCGACGTGTCCTCTACCAAGCGGAGCGAGTTCTACGCCGCCCGACAAGCGGGTATCTCGCTCGCGCTGACGGTAAAGCTCCGCGCCGCTGACTATGACGGTCAAGAGCGGCTCTCCTATGAGGGCAAAGAGTACAAGGTCGAGCGCGCATACACGGAGGCGCGGGAATACTACGAGCTTAATTGCTCCGAGTTTAGGGAGGCGAGCGAATGAACGTAAACGCTCTTTTAGTGGATACGCTCGATAGCCTCCTCCCTACCGCTGACAGCGTGTATAAGGGCGCGGCGACCGAGTATATCGTTTTCAACTATACCGAACTCCCGGCGGACTTCGCAGACGACGACGCGGCACATTACCGCTATCTCGTGCAAGTCCACCTATACGCGCCGCTCGAGAAGAATACCCGCACATACCGGCGGGAAATCTCTCGGCGGCTCGTGGCGGCGGGCTTTACCCGCCCGACGGTGACTCCGGCCTCCGATAAAAACGGACAGCATTACGCCTTTGAGTGCGAAATCGCGGGAGGCGTTGACGATGGCTAATCTATCCACGAGCGGGCTCGAGGAGCTCGTCGGCGGCTTCGACGCTATCGCAGAACTCCCGGACGAGGTAGTCCTCGAAATGCTCGTCGCGGAGGCGGAAGTTATCGCCCCGGCGCAGGAGGCCGAGGCGCGCGCTATGCTCTCCGGCGAGTACAGCACCAGCGAGACGGCGCAAAGCATTTCCTACGATAAAAAGCTCAAGAAAACAGCGGACGGGCGAGCAATCTGCGTTTACCCGAAAGGCACTCGGCGACACGGCAACAAGCGCCGCGCCGCCGAGGTCGCTTTCGTGGACGAGTTCGGAAAACACGGACAGCCCGCCCGCCCATTCATCCAAACAGCAAACGAGAAAGCGGCAGACCGGGCAATCGACGCGGCGGCTCGAGTGTACGACGACTTTCTCAAATCGAAAAACTTTTAGGAGGTTTTATTATGGCACAGTTTGGCGCAAAGCGTCCTATCTTCGCCCCGACGAAAACCACGCCGGACGGCGCGCTCCCTACCTACGATTACGAGAAAGTCGTAACCGTGGGTAAGCTCGTAAAGGCTGACCTCACCGTTACGAACGCATCCGGCGAGCTCTACGCCGACGACGCGCTCGCCGAAAAGGTCGATATGTTCGCCTCCGGCTCTCTTGCGCTGGAAACGGACGACAAGACGGACGAGGTACACGCCGCTATTCACGGCGCGACCAAGGATACGCAGTCGAGCGAGGTCACGGACTCCGACGGAGACGTAGCTCCTCGCGGTGGCCTTTGCTATTACAAGGTCATTATTCGCGGCGGAGTCCGCTATTTCAAGGGCGTGTTTCATCCGCTTGTCAAGGCCATTCTCGGCAACGACAGCGCGGCGACAAAGGGCTCCTCTATCACGTTCGGCACGAGCGCGACGACCTTTACCGTGTTCCGTTGCAACTCTGGCGCATGGCGCATCACGAAAGAGTTCACGACGGAAAGCGAGTGTATCGCGTGGTGCGATACCAAGCTCGGCAAAGTGGGAGGCTAATATCAGCACGGACGGGAGGCGAGCGAGAACGGCTCGCCTCCCGCTTTGGTAATTGGAGGGTAAAGGCATGAAAACGGCAAAAGTGACGCTCGCGGACGCGACGTATTACCTCGCATTTGACGGCGAGGCTATGTTTACACTCCGGGACGATTTCGGCGGGACACAACTCGCACTCGAGGCAATAGAGCAGGATACCCGCGAGAGCTTCGCGGCGACGTGTGCTATCGCGGCGGTACTGGCAGAGCGCGGCGAGCTCCTCCGTCGGCGGCTCGGATACGACCCGGGCGCTATCCCGGAAAAGGACGATTTTCTCCTCATGGTGAGGCCGTTTGAAATCGTGACGCTCAAGCGCGCAATTATGACGGCTATCGAGCTCGGCTATGGTCGAGAGGTAACGAGCCCGGCGGACGACGAAATCGACGAGGGGCTCGCGGAACTTAATCAAAAAAAAACAAGATAAGGCGGGCGGAATACTACCGTATCGCCGTTCTTTGCGGAGTCTCCCCGGCGGAGGCTCTTTTTATGGCTCCCGGAGAGGTTTTCGACCTTTGGGAGCTATACCTATCCGCACACGGTAAGAACAGAGGCGAGGAGGGCGTGTAATGGCAAACCGTGAGATAAAAACGAAAGTCGCTATCGACGGCGAAAAAGAATACAAGGAGTCTCTCAAAAACATAAACTCCGCCCTCGGAACGCTTAAATCGGAATTAAAGCTCGTAGAGAGTCAATACGCGGGACAGGCGAACAGCTACGCGGCTTTGAGCGCGAAAGGCGACGTACTCTCCCGTATGTACGACAAACAGAAAGAAAAGGTCAAGGCGGCGGCGGAACAGCTCGAGAAAGCAAAAAAAGCTCAATCGGACTACGCTGAAAAAGTCTCCTCCGCGCAATCCGAGATTTCGCGTTGCGAGGCCGCTCTCGCCGCGCTCGGCGACGAGACGGGCGACACGACCGAGGAGCAAGCCAAGCTCACGGCGGAACTCGAAAAGGCAAAGGGAGCGCACACCGCCGCTGAAAAAGGATACGAGTCTACGACTCGCTCCGTCAATTCCTATCAAACACAGGTAAATAACGCCGAGACGGAGCTTAACAAGCTCGGCTCGGAACTCGATAAAAACGCCTCCTATATGGACGAGGCCGCGAAATCCTCCGACGGGTGCGCCGAGTCTATCGACGAATACGGGAAAGAGGTCAAAAAGGCCGGAGAGGACTCCGAGGAGGCCGGGAAGAAGTTCGACAAGGTAAAGACTGCCGCGACCGCACTCGGAACAGCGGCGGCGGCGGCAACGGCGGCACTCGCGGCGGCGGCAATAAAGCTCGGAAAAGAGGTTATCAGCGCATACGCTGATTATGAGCAGTTAGTCGGCGGCGTTGAGACGCTCTTTAAGGATAGCTCTGGTAAGGTAATGGAGTATGCGAACGACGCATACAAGACCGCCGGGCTCTCTGCAAACGAGTATATGGAAACCGTGACCGGGTTTTCCGCGAGCCTTATCTCCTCCCTCGGCGGGGACACGGAGAAAGCCGCGAAATATGCGGACATGGCAATTACGGATATGTCCGACAACGCTAACAAAATGGGCTCGGACATGGCCTCCATTCAGAACGCATACTCCGGCTTTGCAAAGCAGAACTATACCATGCTCGATAACCTCAAGCTCGGGTATGGCGGTACGAAAGAGGAAATGCAAAGGCTCCTCGAGGACGCGGAGAAGCTCTCCGGCGTAAAGTACGATATTTCGAGCTACTCGGACATTATCGACGCTATTCACGTTATCCAGACGGAAATGGACATTACGGGGACGACGGCGAAAGAGGCGGAGGCGACTATCTCCGGCTCTATCGGGATGCTGAAATCCTCGTTTCAAAACCTCATTACCGGCCTCGGCGACGCAGACGCAGACATAGACAAGCTATGCGATAACGTCGTAAACTCCTTTAATTCCGTCGTCAAGAACATTACGCCGGTCGTTAGAAACCTCGCAAAAACCGTCCCGAACGCATTAGAGGGCATCCTCGACGCTATCGCGCCTCTCCTGCCGGAACTCCTCGAAATGGGAGTCGGGCTCTTTGAGGCGCTCTTGAGCGGGTTTACATCGGTGCTCCCGGAGCTTATGAACACGGCGGCCTCGCTCGTGACAACGCTCGTACAAGGCATTATCGAGGCTTTGCCGCTCGTCGTAGAGGCGGCGGCACAGTTCATTACAACGCTCGTGCAGGGTATCGCGGAGGCACTACCGACGCTCATTCCGGCGGCGGTGGAGACGGTGACGACCATTGTATCGACGCTTATCGAGAATATACCCTTGCTTATCGACGCGGCGCTCCAACTCATACAGGGGCTCGCGGAGGGCGTTCTCGAGGCTATCCCGGTACTCCTCGAGGCTTTGCCGGAGCTTATCGAGAGCCTCGTAACGACGCTCCTCGACGCTATCCCGCAAATCATCGAGACGGGAGTCGAACTTTTAACCGCCCTTGTGGAAAACCTCCCGGAAATCATTACGACGATATGCGAGGTTTTGCCGCAAATCATCGAGAGCACTATCTCGACGCTCCTCGACCATTTGCCGGAAATCGTAGAGGCGGGCGTAAAGCTCTTGACGGCGCTTATTACCAACCTCCCGCAAATCATTTTGACGATAGTACAGGCGCTCCCGCAAATTATCACGGCGGTAATTAACGCCCTCGTGAACAATATACCGAAAATCATCGAGACGGGCGTAAAGCTCTTGACTGCCCTCATTACCAACCTCCCGCAGATTATCGCCGAAATCGTCCGCGCTATGCCGCAGATTATTACCGGCATCGTGAGCGCGCTCGGCGAGGGCGTGTCGCAGGTCGCGGAGGTCGGTAAAAACCTCGTCCGCGGCTTGTGGCAAGGCATCCAGTCGCTCGCCGGGTGGCTATGGGATAAAGTGTCCGGGTGGATTTCCTCCATTTGGGACGGCATTACGGACTTTTTCGGCATCCACTCTCCGAGCACAAAAATGGCGTGGGTGTCCGAAATGAACGTCGAGGGCGCAGTCGTCGGCATCGAGAAGAACAAGAGCAAGGCCGTAAAAGCCTATGGAGCTATGGGCGAGGAAATGCTCGCCGAGGTAGACTCCGGGCTCGCGGCGGTAAACGACAAGCTCAAAAGCTCTATCGGGGAAATCGAAACGGGCTTTTCCGCAAAGGCGACCGTCGAGGCCGTCTCCGCATCCGTCCCGGCGGACTTGACCGGGCGCGGCGGCGGTGCGACGACCTCCGGCGGCGGAGATACAAACGTCGTAAATCATTTTCATATCGCGGAGCTCGTCGTCCGTGAGGAGGCGGACGTAAAGAAGATTTCCCGCGAGCTCTACAATATGCAGAAATCGAAATCGCGGAGCAAGGGGGTATCTATGGCGTGAGCATGGGTTTTATTTTCGACAACAAGCATAGCGGGGATATGGGAGTCGTGTTCAAATCCACAGACCGAACACTCCTCCCCGCGAAACGGGTAACGCAATACACGATACCCGGCAAGAGCGGCACATACGACATAGAGGACGGTTACGAAAACCGCGAAATCGTATGCACGGTCGCTTTCGTCGGCGAGGGCTACCATTACGCGGGCGTGAGAACGCGAGCGCGCGCCGTGGCGGAATGGCTCTCCGGCGAGGGCTTGCTCGTATTTGACGACGAGCCCGAAAAGGCGTACTCCGCAAAGGTCGTCGGCGGTATCTCTATCGAGCAAATCGCCGTTACGGGGACGTGCGAGGTACGTTTCTTGTGTAAGCCGTTCGCCGAGTCCTTGCGCTACAATCAGCAGGACGTGAAATCCGTCTCTCTGCCTCACACGGAGGCGGTCAACGTCCGAGGGACGCAGGAAACGGACGGCTTAATCTATATCACGGCGCGCGGTAATATCCAAACGCTGACGATAACACGGCTCAAGGTAAATTAAAAAATTAGGAGGTTTCTACTATGAGCGCATTATCTAACGTCCACGCATCCACTCTCTTGAATACGTCCTTACGGAGCGGGACGTACTACCTCGCTCTTTTCCTCACCGACCCGACGGCGAGCGGAACGGGTACGGAGGTATCCGGCGGCGGATACGCGAGAAAGATTATCAACTTTAGCGCGCCGTCCCTCGTGTCCGGCAAAGAACAGGTTTCCAACTCCGCGCCCGTTGACTTCGGCACTCTGACGGCAGACCTCGGCACGGTGGCCTATTGGGGCATCTATGACGCGCTGACGGCGGGCAATTTGCTTTGGTACGGCTCCTTTACCCGGAGCAAGAACGTACTCAACGGCGACGCTATCACGGTATCGGCGGGGGCTATCGTTTGCACTTTGGCATAACGAGGAGGCGAGCAAATGTATAACCGCACTCCGTACAATAAGACGACGTACAACCGAACAACGTCCATTGTGTTCGAGTGGCTCGCTACGGCGAACGCGGAGACGGATACCTCGGCGACGCTGAAAATCATTCGATACCTCGACGGCTCGGCGGCGGCGGTCGCTACCGCGTCCGGCGTGTTCGTCCGCGTCCTCCTCCCCTCTGCGCTTTCGGAGGCGGAGGCCGGGAGCGTTGGCGACTATATCCGCACTCTCTTTTTCTCCGCGCTTGCGGAGGCCGTAGCAACGGCGAGCGGTACGGGCGTTTCGACCTACGGCTCCGTCACTATGGTAATTGAGGGCGTGAACATGGTCGCCGGAGACGAGCTTATTATCGACACGGAGCACATGACCGTAACGCTCAACGGCGCGAACATCATCGACCGCGTGAGCGACGATAGCGCATTTTTCAAGCTCCAACCGGGCGAGAACGATATTATCGTCGAGGGCGGCACGACCGCAGACGTTAAAATCTTGTGGAAAGATAGGTGGTTATAATGGCAAAGCCGCAGATTTTCAACCGCGATATGAAGCGGCTCGCCTACCTCGACAACGCGCTCGCCGTCGGCTACGGCCTCGAGACTAATTCCCTATGGACGGCGACCTTTACACTCCCGGCGGACGACCCGAAAAACGCCTATTGTGTGCCGCTGAACTTCGTCGAGATTTTCGACGGAGACGAGCGTATCGACCTTTTCCGCATCATCGGGGAGGATATGGAGCGGAGCAACGGCGCGACTCGCTATTATGATTGCGAGCACGTCCTCGCAACGCTCCTCTCCGACGTTCTCTTTCAGTATCATCAATGCGGCGGCTCCGGCGTAAAGACCGCCGACGTTCTCAATTACATTCTCGCCCGGCAGACCCGGCAAAACTGGAAACTCGGGGCTTGCGATTTCAAACGCTATTTTGAATATAATTGGGAAAACTCGACGCTCCTCGCGGCGCTCTTTGCCGTGCCGGAGTGCTTCGATAGTGAATACCTTTGGTCGTGGGATACGACCGTCTACCCGTGGACGCTCTCGCTCACCGTGCCGACGGAGGCACTCAAAAGCGAAATCCGATACGCAAAGAATATGACGAACATCAAAAAGACGACGGACGCGACCAGTATCGCAAACCGCGTCTATGCGCTCGGATACGGCGAGGGTGTAAACCAACTGACGATAGAGTCGGCGAACGGCGGCGTTCCATACGTCGAGGACGCTTTAAGCATCGAGCGATACGGCTTGTGTTCGACTATCCTCGTAGACTCGCGGTATCAAGTGGCGGAAAACCTCAAGGCATACGCCGAGCAGATACTCGCCGGGCTCAAGGAGCCGTATATAAGCTATGAAATCGGCGCTATCGACCTCCACCGGCTGACCGGCGACAAGTTCTCAAAGTTCCGCCCGGGCGAAATCGTCCGCGTCGTGGACGAGGCCGACGGAATTAACCTCCGTACCCGCATCGTCCGCGTTGAGAAAGCGGATGCAGAGGGCGACCCGGGAAACGTCACGGTAACGATTGCCAACAAGACGCAGGATATAGCGGGCAGTATTTCCGACTTGCAGAGACGCGCCCTCATTTCCGAGACATACGCACAGGGCGCGACCAACCAACAAATCTATAATTTCTCGGATAACGCCGACGCAACGCATCCGGCGAAACTGCAACTCTATATCTCCGACTCGGTGGTACGCATTAACAAAATGCTCCTCAATATCGAGTTCGAGGCGTTCCGGGCGTATGAGAAAGCTATCGGCGGCGGAGGCGGACAAACGACATCCTCCGGCGGTGGACAGACGACGAGCTCCGGCGGTGGACAGACAACAAGCTCCGGCGGAGGCTCTACGACCTCCTCCGGCGGCGGGCAAACATCCGGCGGAACGGCGCTCGAGTCCTCGAACGTGCTCCCGAGCGAGACGAACGGACAGGCCGTGCATAACCACGGCATTTCTCAACACGCCCGCCTCGCAACGACAAGCGACGGAAAAACCGTTGACGGATACGAGACGTTCATTTGGTCGGGCGCGCATACGCATCCGTCGCACACGCACAGGATTTCCGCACATACACACAAGGTCTACGACCATACGCACACGGTAAGGGCGCACACGCATACGGTGAAAAACCATACCCACACCGTAAAAGACCATACCCACGCTATCGAGTTCGGCATCTACGAGGGACAACGCGCCTCGAAAGCGACTATCAAGGTAGACGGCAAAGAGATACCCGCGCCGTCCTCGTATAGCAATATCGACATTGTGAAGTATCTCGCCACGGACTCGAGCGGGAAGATACGCCGTAACTCGTGGCACTCGATAGAGATACTCCCCGATAACATGAGTCGTATCGTGGGCGCGGTATTCGCTCAAACATTCTGTAATTCTCGCGGCGGCGGGGACTACTAAAAGGAGGAAAGAATATGTCCGAATTAGTGACAATGTACCCGGCACAAGCCAACTCCCCGGAGACTTCACTCTCCGGCGCGCTGACGGCGGCGGGTACGACCGTAAACGTCGTTGACGGCTCCGTACTGCCGGAGGCTCCGAACTTGCTCACGATTGGAGCGGACGGCTCCACGGCGGAAACGGTGCTTATGACCGCAAAGAGCGGGAACGTGCTCACCGTCACGCGAGCACAGAACGGCACGACCGCCCGGGCATGGTCGGCGGGCGACGTTATCGCCCGATATTTCACGGCGGCAGACCAAACCGCCATGCAGGAAAATATTAAGAAGCTCAACGAGGGCAAGGCCGAGAAAGCCGCATCCCCGACGGCGGGCAACTTTGCCGGGCTCGATGCAAGCGGCAATCCGACCGACTCCGGCAAAAAGCCGGGCGACTTCGCCGCCGCGAGCCATACCCACACAGGCAAGGCGGACAAGGTGAGCTCCGCCACGGCGGGACACTTCGCCGGGCTCGACTCCTCCGGCAATCTGACCGACTCCGGGAAAAAGCCGGGCGACTTTGCCGCCACGAGCCATACCCACACGGACAAGGCGGACAAAGCAAAGAACGCCACGGCGGGACACTTCGCCGGGCTCGACTCCTCCGGCAATCTGACCGACAGCGGGAAAAAGCCGGGCGACTTTGCCAACGCCTCCCACGCTCACGCCGGATACGCCGAGGTAAAGATTTTCTCCGGCGTGTCCGTCGCCGCCTCTGCATGGGTGAGCGACAGCACATACGCGGCGTATCCCTTTGCCGCCTCTATCCCTTGCTCCGGCGTAACGGCGAGCCACGTTCCCGAGGTCGTATTCGGCGCGGCGGAGGCCGCGAGCGGGAACTTTGCGCCGGTCGCTCTCTCCGGGAGCGGGACGGTCAAAATCTACGCCGCGACAAAGCCGACGGCGGCTATCACGGTGCAGAGCATTACTTGTATTAAGGCGGTGAGTTAAAAATGATTGGTAGAACAAACGCAGTAAGCAAGCCCGGAGTCGAGCTCTCCCTCGTGGTATCCGTTACAAGCGGCGCGGCGGTCACGGCGACAAAGGGCTCGAAAACGGTAAAAGGCACGGCGGCGGGCGGCTCGTGCGTCCTCGCTTTGCCGGAGGCCGGTACATGGAGCGTCAAGGCCACGCTCAACGGGCAAACGTCCGATACGAAAAGCGTATCCGTCGTCGATAGCTACGCGGTGGCGCTGACGTTCTTTTCCGCGACGATTACCGTAAACGTAGACTCCGGCGCGACCGTCGTGCTAAAAAAGGGCGGTACGACCGTGCAGAGCAAGACCAGCACGGGGACGGCGGTATTTACCGTCACGGAGACGGGCGCATATACAGTCGAGGCAACAAAGAACGGGCAGACCGTGAGCGGCTCCGTCAATGTCGTTTCGAGCACGACCTCCTACACGCTGACGCTCTCTTTCGTGAGCTCTACGCTCAACAATAACGAGTGGAGCGTTATCAAGTCCGTTTCGGACAAAGGACAGGGCGCGAACTATTGGAGCATCGGCGACCGAAAGGCGGTCACGCTTAACGGCACGGTCGGAAAGCTCTCACTCTCGAATGTCACGACCTACGCTTTCATTATCGGGTTTAACCATAACGCAAGCGTCGAGGGCTCTAACCGTATCCATTTCCAACTTGCAAAGACCGCGCTCTCCGGCGGTACGGACGTTTGCTTTTGCGATAATCAATATGGCCCGGATAGCGGATGGTCGTCCCCGGGCGCGGGCTATTTCGTTATGAACGCGAGTAACACGAACTCCGGCGGATGGAAAAGCTCGCAAATGCGTACAAACATTTGCGGGACGAGCCTCTCGAGCTATTCCGGGACGATTATTGCAGTCATTCCGGCGGCGCTCCGCGCCGTCCTCAAGTCCGTTACAAAGTACACGGACAATACGGCAAACGGCGGCGGCTCGACGGCGAGCTACGTCACGGCGACAACGGATTACTTTTTCCTCCTCTCGGAGTTCGAGGTTTTCGGTAGCATTTCCTACGGAAACACGAACGAGAAGAACAAACAAGCGCAGTACGCCTATTATTCCGCCGGGAATAGCAAAATCAAGTACAAGCACAACGGCACGAGTACCGCCGCTCTTTGGTGGCTCCGTTCTCCGGGTGCGGGCAATTCCAACTTTTTCGTGCTTGTGGACACCGGCGGGACAGTCGCCGGCACCGACGCGCACTATTCCCTCGGCTTCGCGCCCGGCTTTTGCGTATAATTCGGAAATCGAGACTTGCGCCCTCAATGGGCGCATAGTCGGCGAGGAGGAAAGAAAATGTCCGTACCAAAATCGAGACGCGGCGAAAGCCCGGCGGAGTATATCAACCTCGCCCGCGAGATTTATGTATTCACATACAACCGCGTCCGCATCCTGCCGAAAAGCTACACCTTTTATTTTTCCTTGCCGCTCTACAACGCGGCGCGAGAGGCTTATCGCATGATAAAGACGGCAAACCTCATTTACGTTGACGAGAAAGCGCCCGAGGAGATACGCCGCCGGAACATCCAACGGCGGAAAGAGTATTACGAGACGGCACAGGGTTATTATAACTCGATGCTCGACGTACTCGACCTCGCGTATCTGACCGTCAACCATGAGAAGATACCGCCGAACGTCCTCAAAGAGTGGGTAAAGCTCATTACGGACGAACTCTCGCAAATCTCTAAAATCAAACGGAGCGATAAGGCGCGAGCTTAATCCTCCGCGTGATTAGGTTATATTCCGCATCGCCGCTAATTGGTGGCTCCGTTCTCCGAATGCGAGCAAATCCAACAATTTCGTGAATGTGAACACCGACGGGACAGTCAACAACAACAACGCGAACTATTCCCTCGGCTTCGCGCCCGGATTTTATATCGACACGGGGCAGACCGAATAACTCCTCACGGAGCGAAAGCAGTCCCCATATAAAAGGGGAATATAACCTCTCTGACGGCCTCGCGCCGTCGGACAAACATATACCGCGATACGGTTAGCCGGACGCTCCTTGCATGGGTGCGGAGTGCGTGTTTTCCGTGCTTTCATGGCTCGCCGTTACGCATTTTAGACAACACGCCGAGAAAGAAATGTACGAGGTATTTTTATTTTATGAACAGCGCAGAACGACGCGAGGCACGGTATCAGCGTCGCAAGGCCGCACGAATGAAAAAGAAAGCCGCCGCGCTCCGGGAGTACGGAGATTTCGAGACGGTTTTCTCATTCGAGCGGCTCTATGAGAGCTACCGCGCCTCCGTCCGTGGCGTTGGGTGGAAAGCGAGCACACAGCGATACAAAGCCGCCTCGCTTGCCAACGTCACAAAGACACACGAGGAATTGATAGCCGGGAGATACCGCTCCAAGGGCTTTTACGAGTTCGATATTGTGGAGCGGGGAAAGCCGAGGCATATTCGGAGCGTCCATATCTCCGAGCGCGTCGTACAACGGTGCTTGTGCGATTACTGCCCCGTGCCGATGCTCTCCCGGTCATTCATTTACGACAACGGAGCGAGCTTGCGCGGCAAAGGGTACGATTTCGCCGTATCCCGGGTGACGCACTTTCTCGCGGAGCATTACAGAAAACACGGACGGGAGGGCTACGTCCTCGTATTCGATTTTTCAAAGTATTTCGATACGGCACAGCATGAGCCCGTTTTTCGAGAGTTCGAGCGGAGCGGCATCGACGACCGCCTCGTCACGCTCTCGAAATATTTTATTCAGAACTTCGGCGACGTGGGGCTCGGCCTCGGGAGCCAAGTCTCGCAGATTGCCGCGCTCGCCCTGCCGAACAGGATAGACCACTATATCAAGGACGTGCTCGGCATGAAGTATTACGCTCGCTATATGGACGACGGGTGCATCATCAGCGAGTCAAAGGAAAAGCTCGAGCTTTGCCTCCGGGAGCTCCGGCGGCTATGCGCCGAGCACGGTATCCGCCTCAATCCGAAAAAGACGCAGATTATCAAGCTAACGCGCGGCTTTACATTCGTCAAGGTGCGCTTTCGATATGGCGCAAACGGGAAAGTCGTCCGCCGGGCAACGTACAAGGGTATCCGGCACATGAGGGCAAAGCTACGCATTTTCCGGCGTTGGGTGGACTCCGGCAGAATGACGGCGGCGGACGTGGAAACGTCCCTCGTATCATGGCGGGGACACATGAAAAGATTTCACTCGTACCACATGGAGCAGAGCGTCGAGCGGCTCTATCGTGAATTATTCAAGGGAGGGTAAGCTATGGAATATGTCGTTTATCGGCGCTTTAAGGCCGAGGGCATCGACGGAGCCTTTAACCTCCGATACGGTACGACCGTAACGGAGTGGGACGGCTTTCTCTTTGCCGCTGACGGGCGGAAGATTTGCGCCGCAACGTCTGAAAACGGATGGGAGCATTTCAGACCAAACACGCCGGAGGGCGCGTATCGTCAAAAGATGCTCGACGGCCTCTATCACTATTACGGCAAGCACGAGGGCGCGTCGGACTTCGACCCGGAGAAATGGGCGGGGGCGGAAAATCTGTATTGGAAAAACCTCCTCCGCACGATGAACACGCAGGAACTCGAGGAGTTTTATAAAAAGCGGCTCGGAGAGCTGCCGAAAATGGAGGGATAACGTATGTATGCTATCAAAAGTGGCGGAAAGGTCGTCGGCTACTCCGATACCGTTGTCTATGTCCGCCTACACGAAAACGGGTGCTATGTCCCGTGCGACGAGGCGGAGGCCGGGGGCTTTTGCATCAAGACGGCAATCGACCGCAAGGACGAGGAGACGGGCGAGACGACGACATATCTCGAGGACTTCGTTTACGCTTTCGCCGACGGCGGGCTCCTCGGTATCGAGCCGGTCGGCTCCGTGGAAACTGTGAGCGGTACGCTCATGCTCGCCGAGAACGATAAAGTTCTCGATATTCTGTTAGGGGGTGCGGCGGAATGATTACCGTTGAAAAGGCGAAAAAACTCCGGGCAATCATCGAGCGAGCAGTCGCCGCGCTCGAGCTCGACAACGAGGCCGCGCTTGAGTGCGTCGAGCTTTTCCCGGCATGGGAGAATGGCAAGGCGTACACCGTCGAGACGAGAGTACAGTACGGCGGAAAACTCTATCGTTGTGTGCAAGCGCATACGTCACAAAGCGACTGGACTCCGCCGGTCGCCGCCTCCCTTTGGAGCGGCGTAACGGTAGACCCGACAACCGGATACGACGAATGGAAACAGCCGACCGGCGCTCACGACGCATACAAAAAGGGCGACCGTGTTCTCTTTAACGGCTCCGTGTATGAGAGCCTTATCGACGGAAACGCATACTCCCCGACGGCGTACCCGGCGGGGTGGAAGCTCATCGAATGAGCGCGGCGGTCTACACGGTCGAGCTCGACGGAAAAATCATAGCGCGGCGGAAGTCTCTCTTGTGGGTGAGGCTTGACGCTCCCGGCCTCTATGTCGTATGCACGGAGGCGGAGGGCGAGGGCGTTATCGTTGACGGGGAGATTTACCACGTTCGGGGGTGTCCCGTATTGCCGGGAAAGCAGACCGTTAAACTCGATTATTACGAATTATAACGGAGGTTAAGAATGGACTATGTAGGAGCGATTATCGGAGTCCTCGGGACTATCCTCGGCGGCGTGTTAAGCTATGCCGCTTTTCATAGGAACTCGAAAAAGGACAGCGAGAGCGAGGGCAAAGAGGCCGGAACAATGTTGACCGAAATCGGGTACATTAAAGGCGGCATCGACCGTATCGAGCGCAAGCAGGACGCGCAGGACGCGCGCTATATCAGCATGGCGGAGCGTATGTCGGCGGTGGAGAGCTCGGCAAAGTCGGCGCATCATCGTATCGACAGGCTCGAGGGGCGCGAGGCGCGGGAGGACGGATAATGTCCGCCCGCAAAGGCGCGGCGCGGCGGCGGAAGTTCAAAAAATGGGCGCTCGAGGTATGGAGCTTTGCAAAGGGGTATCTATCCTTTTCAAAGCTCCTCGTTTATGCCGTCCTCTATATCGACTACAAATCGACCATGACGACGCTCGACCTATGCCGGATTTCCGTAGCCAACAACTACACCGGCTCGCTCCCGTATTTGACCGCCCTTATCGCCTTTTTACAGGCCGCGACCGCTACCGTGCTCTCGTTCTCGCTCAATAAGAGCAAGGCCGAGAACACGACCGGCGGAATTACATACGACACGGCAACAAAACGAGATTGCTAAAGGAGGTAGCAAAATGAAAGAAATCATCGTAAAGCGGCTCGGCGCTCTCTTGAGCGTAAAGAGCCTCGTCACGCTCTTGCTCTCCGGGGTATTCGCGTACCTCGCCATTACCGGGCAGACGAGCCAAGAGTTTATGACGGTCTACACGGTCGTTATCGCGTTCTATTTCGGGACGCAGACGCAGAAAATCAGCGACGCGGTAGACAAGACTCTCAAGGGGGAATAATTTATGCTAACGGTGGAGAAGCGGATTATTTCCCGGAACTTCACGCGCGCCGGAGCGGGACGGAAAATCGAGTATATCGTTATCCACTATTTCGGCTCGCTCGGCACGGCGGCGGCGGTGGCGAACTACTTCGCCGGAGCCGATAGGCAAGCCTCGGCGCATTACTGTTTAGACGAGGGGAATATCGTTTACCAGTGCGTCGAGGACAATAATATCGCGTGGCATTGTGGCACGTCCGGCGGATACGTTCATCCGAGATGCAGGAACGCGAACAGCATCGGGATTGAAGTCCGTCCGTATAAGCTCGATAAGACGACCGCCGGGAGCGCGGCGGCTCGGGATTGGTATTTCACCGAAAAGACCGTCGATAATCTCGTAGAGTTTACGCGGGCTCTCATGGAGAAATACAATATCCCCGCCGAGAACGTCGTCCGGCATTACGACGTTACGGGGAAATGGTGTCCGCGCCCGTGGATGGGTGACGACATGAACGCCTATTACGGCACGAGCGGAAATGAACAATGGGCGAGATTTAAGGCTCGCCTCTCTGGAAACGAGGAGGTTTTCGACATGGATATTAACGAGGCAAGAAAGCAACTGACCTCTTGCACCGATACCGGCGACACGCCCTCCGCATGGGCGAAAGAGGCGGCGGAATACTGCAAGCGCAAGGGCATTTTCAACGGCGACGGAGCCGGTAATTTCGGCTGGCAACAGCCGATTACACGCGAGGCCGTCGCTTGCATCATCTACCGCGCACTCGAGGCGGCGGGCGCTCTCGGCAATCTTTCCGACGTATAATCGTGCAGAAAAAGCGGGCGGGGCTCTATGGCCTCGCCCGCTTTTCCTTTTTGTGCGGCGGTGGAAAACTCCGTGCAAATGTTATTTATTGAAATAGAAACCGACCCATATACCGCGCCGAGACTCGCCGGAAACGACCTCAAAATCTGCAAGCTCACATACGGTACGAGAAAGGAACTTTTTCAAATCCGTTTGCGCGATATTCCCGATTTGCTCGCCGTTATAATAAACGCCGACGGCGGTTTTCCCCTCGTAGTCGTATGTATCATAGGAGAAATTATCGAGCTCGCCGTCCTCCTCGATTTCGCGGAGAATATCTTGACGATTGCGCCCTACGCCGTCGTCGTTATTGAATGTCACGCCGACGAGCTTAAAAGAAACATAGTCGCAATTTGCGTCGAGCCACTCTCGGCGCTCGCTACGGTGGCAGGAGATTTGAGCACGAACGGACTCGAATTTCTCGCGCTCGGCGCGCTCGGCCTCCCGGCGGGCGGATAGCGCGGCTTGCTCGGCCTCCCGAGCTTTCTTTAACTGGCTTCGTTTGATAGCCCGATATATCCATACACAGATACCGACGGGATAGAAAATAACGAGTAATACTATTTGCCAAGTCTTGAGCTTTTTCATGGTATGAGTAACTCCCTCCTATTTTTTCGGTCTGCTGACCTTTAACACAATTATGCGTTGCGTATGTGCTAAAGTCAAGAAAAATGCAGAACATTAACACACAGGAGGCGAGAGCTTGCGGATATATGATTTTGAGGGAAAGAAGAATATAAGCGGCGAGCGCATCCGCGAGGCACGGCTAAAGCTCCGGCTCTCACAAAGCGACCTCGCGGCGCGGGTGCAGGTCGAGGGCGTAACAATGGAGCGGGACTCGATAAGCCGTATCGAAATCGGAACGCGGTTTATTCCAGATTACGAGATACCCGTCTTTGCCCGCGTCCTCGGCGTGTCCGCCCTTTGGCTCCTCGGAATAGAGTAAATCCCCGGCTCCGTGCCGGGGATATTTTTGCACTTTTTTCTAAATAACGCTTGACATACTGCAAGCAGTATGATATTATAATAGACAGAAAGGAGGTAAACGCATTGAGCAAGCGAAAAAAGAAACGCGGCAACAAGGCAGAGCCGGACAGCTACTTAAACCTTGTTACCGCAATCCTAAACCTCGTGATTGCTATTCTACTGCTGATAGAAAAGCTCACCGAGTAAAGGGCGGGGGGAGAAATCCCCCTTGCCCTACAAGGATAACACGAAATACGCTCAATGTCAAACGACCATGACGACGGTTATCTATGTTTTGTGCGGGGTAAGCATTACCCTATCCGCAATCTCTATTTTCATCAACGCCAAAAGGAGGCGGCAGAATGGCAGAGGAAAAAAGAAAGACTAAGACCTCTACGGCGGTAAAGACGCGGTACAACGAAAAGGTTTACGACAATATTTCGGCTCGAGTACCGAAAGAGCTTGCGGCGGCTTTCAAAGAGAAATGCGCCGCCGAGGGCATACCACAAGCGCAGATTATCAAAAAAGCGATAGAGGAGTTCTTGTCGCAGTAACCAAGAGGGGCGGGAAACCGTCCCTCTTTATCTATATACGGAGGGCTTTACGATGGGAGAGCGGACATATAAGCAACTGAATTGGACGAGCCGTATCAAGCTCGAGACGATGCTCAAGCACGGACACACGAAAAAGGAAATCGCCGAGGAATTGGGCGTACATATCAGCACCGTTTACCGCGAGCTCAAGCGCGGGACGTATGAGCATCTAAACTCCGATTACACGACCGAGGAGCGGTATAGCCCGGAAATCGCCGAGGCGCGGTATCAAGAGGGGCTTTCCGCGAAAGGAGCTCCGCTCAAGATTGGGAAAAATCATGCCGCCGCGCAGTTCATTGAGGACAAAATCGGGAACGAGGATTACTCCCCGGCGGCGGTGTGCGCTCTACTCAAACAGGAAAAATATAAGCACTTCGGAATAACATTTTGCCGTGCGACGATTTACAAGTACGTCGAGGACGGCGTTTTTCTCACGCTCACAAATCAAGACCTCCCGGAAAAGGGCGACCGCAAGAAGAAGCACAAGACCATACGGAAAAAGCAGTCTCGCGCATCCAGCGGGACGAGCATCGAGCAGAGGCCGGATTATATCAACGAGCGGCAAGAGCCGGGACATTGGGAAATGGATACCGTCGTCGGAAAGAAGCGGACGAAAGCTCGTCTCCTCGTCCTCTCCGAGCGCGTCACGCGGCGGGAAATCATTATCCGCATTAAGGACGGGCGCGCCGAAACGGTCGTCGCGGCTTTAGACCGCCTCGAGCGCATTTACGGCGCGGCGTTCTATGAGATTTTCAAAACGATAACCGTAGACAACGGCTCCGAGTTCGCGGATGCTGACGGCATCGAGCGGAGCGCCCGCCGCAAGGATGCAAAGCGGACGACGGTCTATTACTGCCATGCGTATAGCTCTTGTGAGCGCGGCACGAACGAAAATATTAACCGCATGATACGGCGGCAGTTCCCGAAAGGGACGGACTTCGACAAGGTAACGGCGGCGGAGGTTAAGCGCGTCGAGACGTGGCTCAATGATTACCCGAGAGAAATACTCGGCTTTATGTCCTCGGCGGAGGCTTTCAAGATAGCGTTTGACCGGGCGGCGTGAACGCTCAAAAATTTATTCTATCTTTTTCGCACAAAATACTTGACATTTGCGTTTGTGGCGTTTATCATTAAGTGCGAAAGAGCTAATAAGCTCCGACGCACTTATTTTTTTACGCAGAAACGGAGGCGAGGCTATGAAATACGAGTGCTTAAAGCTCGAGGAGCGGCGGATTATCGAGGAAATGTACGCAAAGGGCGCAAAGCCGGGCGAGATTGCCGAGCGTGTCGGGAAGTGCCAAGCGACCATATACCGCGAGCTCGAGCGAGGCAAGACCGGGGAAACGGACTCCCGCTTTCGTCAAGGGTATAGCGCGGCGGTAGCGGAGGCTCGAGTAAATCGGTCGTACCGAAATAGAGGCCGTCGGAAAGCGGCACAGTAAAAAAGGAGGTTACTCATACCGTGAACAATTTTCAGAGGATAACGGCAAGCCGGGAGGCGCTCGCGGCGTTCCTCGGCACTATCCCGGCGATTGAAACGCCGTGGGACGACGCTTTTCACCGGCTTTATTGCTCCTCGTGCGCGGCGGCGGATTGCGACGACTGCCGCCGACCGGAGCGGGATAGCCCGCTATGGTGGCTCGGCCTCCCGGCGGCGGAGGTAGAGAAATGAACGCCGATTTTTCCCATACTTGCGAGGGGTGCGAGCACGTTGTTACGGAGCCGTGGGCGAAAGACATTATCTCCTATCGGTGCTTTGCTCCCGGCAGATGCAAGGGGCGCGTCGTTGGCGTGAAACGCTTTGACCCGTATATCCCGGCATGGTGTCCAAAACTGGAAAGGAGCCGCGAGAATGGATAAAACGGCATTATTGAAGAAAATCCGCGCGCTTGCCGAGCACGGAGTCGGCGGCGAGGCCGAGAACGCCGAAAAGCTCCTCGCTCGCATGATGAAGAAATACGGCATTTCGGAGGCAGAGCTCGACGAGGAGACTCGCGTCCGCCACGACTTCACATATCACGGCGGGGAGGAAAAGAAAATCCTCAAGCAAGTGGTCTACAAGGTCACGGGCGGCTACACCTACGAGCTCGTATATACCGCGAGCGGGCGCAAGGTTAGAACTCAACTCGGCGCGGATTGCACTCCCGCCGAAAAGGTGGAAATCGAGTATCTTTTCGATTTCTATAAAAGACTTTGGGAAAAAGAAAAGGACGCTTTCCTCGCGGCCTACATTCAAAAGCACCGTATCTTTGCAATACGCGCAGACGTAGAGCCGCAGGAAATGAGCCTCGAGGAGTCTATCAAAATGAGTGCTCTCATGCGAGGCATGAGCGACGAAAGTCCGCTCCGAGCTATCGAGGCGGGGAAATAAAGGAGGAATAACACAATGAGCGAAACGAGTTCGAGAGTCCGGCTTATGGCAAACCTACAAGCCGCCGTCGCGGAGGCCGTCTCCGGCACGATGGAGGAACGCGGGCGCGGCTTCGCCTCTGACCGTGAGGCGTGGGCGGAACTGAAAGAGTGCATCGAGCGCACAAAGCAGATGCACACCGACATTGAGAAAGTCCACAAGGAAATGTGGAGCGCGGTCAAGGACAGGAACGAGGACGCTTTCGCCGCACTCTCGCAGGAGTTCGAGCGGAGTTCCCGTATTCTCGCCGAGGAATGGGCGCAAACGTCCGCCCTTGCAAAAATCGCCGTTATCAGCGAGTCGAACGATTAAGGAGGTCACACAAATGAAAAAGCTCTATTCAAAGAAACTCGGCGGCGAGGCGTTCGCCCTCGACGCGGCGCAACTGGACACTCTGAAAAAGGCCGGTTATACCGTGCCGCGCCCGGAGGAAGTTATCGCAGACGCGGCGGCGGTCAAAATCGAGCCGCCGGAGGGAAAGCGGGCGTATGTCGTCTTTGATTTCAAGACCGGCGCTTTCAAAGTCCGCACGAGGACGCAAACACTCGCCGAGAGCGAGGTCGGCGGCTTCGTTGGTGAGGTAGTCTCGGCGGCGATTTTATGCGGTTTCGTCGAGCGGGCGGACATGGACAATCCGAAAGCGGATGCTCCGGCGACTCCGACGACGGCCTCCCCGCTCGTGAATATGCTCCGAGACGTTTTCCTCCGCGCAGCGAGCAATAAGACGGCTCCGGCGGCGGACAAGCCAACGGAGGCGGCAGACGCGCCGGAGGTCGTAGAATGATTAAGCTCGGCGACCGCATCACGGTAAAGCCCGCGACGTTCGACGTTCCGGGCAAGGACGGCAAGCCGAAAGCAATCCCCGGGACGGTCGTCTACGTTCATCCCGGCGGGCGATATTGCGTCCTCGAGTTTGACGTAGGCAGACGCGAGCCCGTGACTATCCGAGAGAGCTTTCAGCTTATCGACGGGAGGGTAGCAGAATGAAGCACGAGCAATCAGCACCGGCGGGATACCGCCCGCGCTTTGCCGGGACGATGAAATTATACCTCGTCCGTCACAAGGAATACGGCGAGCTCACCGTAAACGGCGTGAACAAATACGAGGCAGTACACACCGCCGCCCGTGCGTGGGGCGTTCGGTGGACGGCAATCGCCCGGGAGTGCGAGTATATCGTACTCGCAGAGGATACGCCGGAGGCCGGTAGGCCATGACAAGGCAGGAGCGGCGGAAACGCCGCAGACAGCGCCGCCGGATGCAAGCCGCCCTCCTCGCCTCTCTCCTCTTTGCGTTGGCGCTCATAGTGACGCTCCGCATCCGCGAGACAGCGCCGGAGCCGGTCGCGGAGCGGACAAGCACACTCGCGGCAGAACGGCAAACGCTGACATACATAGCACCGGCAAGGCCGGAGGCGGCGGAGGAAACGCCGGAGGAGCCGACGGTAGAGCCGGAGCCCGAGAACAGATACGCGGAGCTCCATTTCAGCGACGAGGACGTTTATATCCTCGCTTGCCTCGTCTACCATGAGGCGCGCGGCGAGTGCTTCGACGGACAAGTCGCCGTTGTCGAGGTCGTTCTAAACCGTATGCTCTCCGACTATTTCCCGGATACGGTCGAGGAGGTCGTATTTCAGAAATACGGCGACGTATGGCAATTCTCCCCCGCTCCGTACCTCTACTCGGCGGAGCCGGACAAGGAACAATATCTCGCGGTGCATACCGCCATAGAGGAGCGGGAGCACATTCTTTCAGAGGATACGGTCTATTTTTCGACCGCGCCTTATAACGAGAGCGTCGATATGATTATCGGCAATCACTATTTTTGTAAAATCTTTTGAACGGAGGAAAAGACGATGCAACTCATTACCACAAGGAACAAGGAAATCTCTTTCGTGGAGCTCAAAAAGGCCATTTCGAGCGGGAACGGCCTCGAGCTTATCCGCCCGGGCGACAAGTTCGCTATCGAGCTCAAAAACGGCGAGCACGTCAACGCCGTTTGCGGCGGATATGTCAACGAGAAGCGCGCCCGTTTCGTCCTCGAGGACTGCCTCGCGGATAAGTGGCGCATGAACGACACGCCGACCAACAAGGGCGGATACCTCAAGAGCGAGGGGCGGCGACACGTCCTCGAGGATATTCTCCCTCTTTTCCCGGACGAGCTCGCGGAGGCGTTCGAGCCTCGTTTCATGTCCGAGGAAATCGACGGAGAACGTCACGAGTACGCGGATACTCTGTGGATACCATCCGCGACCGACGTTTTCGGCGCGGGCGATTGGTGGAACGAGGAGCCGGACAGCGTTCAACTTGAGATTTTCAAGCGTGAGCGCGACCGCGTGAAAGAGCACGTCGGAGATGGGACGTGGTATTGGTGGCTCCGTTCTCCGCGTGCGAGCACTTCCTACCGTTTCGTGGGTGTGTACACCGACGGGACAGTCGGCCACGGCGCCGCGGACTATTCCCTCGGCTTCGCGCCCGGCTTTGACCTGTAAAATTCGGAATTAAAAAGCTCCCCGGCTCAATGCCGGGGAGCAAGCCACAAGGAGGCTCATACCATGAACGTAAAAGAATTGCGGCAAAAGCTCGAGAAAATCCCCGACGACGCGGCGGTTCGCTTCGTGTCCGGCGCGGAGGATAACCTCACAAACGACTATTACGACACGGAGACGGCGGTATATGTCGAGCGGCTCGAAAGAGACGGCATGAAAGCCGTTTATTTGCTCCCTCCGGGTTAAGGAGGCCGAAAGTGGTTAGACGCAGAAAGTCAAACCTCCCGAAATGGCGGTATGAGTTCGATTGCCGGAAATGCGACAACATTCGAGAGGTACACGACCCGCGCAAGGGCAGAGACGGCGATTACTGCATCCCGTGTATAGAGCGCATGGACAGCCGCCGCCCGAGCCCGATACACACAGACGAAAAAGAGCACGTCCTCCGTTGCGAGTGCTTTACACCTATCCCGGAGGACGAGGAGGGTGAAAAATGAACTTTCCGAAATTATATGAGTGCGACCCGCAGAAAAATACCGAGTGCAACAAGCGGAATTGTGGAAATCCGTGTATGCACACTACGCGAAAAGAGTTTGCTCGGGAGCCGTCCGGGAGTGAACTCCTCGGGAAAATCGTTGTAATAACGCAAATGAAAAAAATCCCGACGGCGTGTGCGTATTGCAAATATTACGAAAACATGGGCGGAAATAGAGGACGCGGTAGCGACGGCGTTTGCACGGCTCGCGGGACGCTTTACGCGACGCGGGGTATCAGAGTGTCGAAAGAGCGCCTCGATAATTGCCCGCTCCGCATAATTACGGGAGGCAGATAATGAGACATAAAAAGAAAAGCCGCCTCGCGGCGGCGGAGTTCCTCGCCGTGCTTATCGTGACGGCGGTCGTTTTCACAAAGGGCTTGAGCGCGGCGCTCGCGTGGCGAGGCTATAAGGCCATCGGCGGCGAGTTCATGCTCTTGCTCCTACCTATTATATATTATGAGGCAAAGCGGATTATCCTCGATTTCGTGGCGGACTTCGTAGAACTTTACCGCCGCGCGGAGGATTGACAATGCAGGACAGAAAAAGAGAAACCGCCGACGCTTTGCAGAACGTCGGCGGGGACTCGTCCCGGAAAAGACGAGCGATTACTCATACCTTTATTATTATAACACTCTCCGGGACGGTATGCAAGGACAAAAAATCGAGCGCAAAGCGCGTTTTTACGGGCTCGTATGGAATATTAACAAACCGACCATAGACGAGCTCCCGTCGGAGGGTATCACATGAAAACAGTTTACAGAGAGAAACGCTATTATTGCGGCGAGTATCTCGACGTATATATCTACCCGACCTATCGGCAAGGCCGGAGCAGAGGCAAGCGGAGCAAGCCGACCTCCGCCGCTCAAGCGAAACTCAATCAGCGGCATAGAGAGGAAAAGCTCGTCCGTCTCCTACACGCGAACTTTACGCCGGACGACCTCGAAATCCATTTGACCTATCAGCAACAGCCGGAGAGCCCGGAGGAGGCGCAACGACTTTTACGGAATTATATCCGTCGGGTGCAGAGAGCGCGGAAAAAGCAAGGACTCCCGCCGCTCAAGTACATAGCCGTTACGGAAAAGGGCTCCAAGAATGGGCGCTATCATCATCACGTCACGCTATCCGGCGGAATGGATAGAGACGAGCTCGAAAAGCTATGGGGGCTCGGGTACGCGAACTCCCGCCGTTTGCAGTTCACGGAGAGCGGCCTTGCCGGGCTCGGTCACTATATCGTCAAGAGCCCGCTCTATGCTCGAGCATGGAACGCCTCGAAAAACCTTATCGACCCGGAGCCGAAAACACGGGACGGGCGTATCTCCGGCAAGCGCGCCGAGGAGCTCGCCCGCGACACGACCAACAACGCCGAGTATGAAAGGCTCTATCCGGGCTATTTCCTCGCGGATGCTGGCGCATGGCACAATGACGTAAACGGAGGAAAGTATATCGTCGCCCGCTTTTATCGGCGGGACGGTGTATTTATAAAACCGAAACGGAGGAAACGAAAATGACAGTAAACGAATTTGCGAAAGAAGTCCACGAAAACGCGGTCGCGCATGGATGGTGGGAGACGGCTCGGAGCTTTCCAGAGGTCGCCGCGCTCATTCATTCGGAAGTGTCGGAGGCGCTCGAGGAGTGGCGCGACGGCAATCCGGCTATTTATGGGTGCTGTGGCATCCCGGGCGCGGTGTGCGAGTTCGAGGGTGCTTGCGACAAGGACGAGAAAACCGGCACTTGCAAGCCGGAGGGAGTCGCCGTCGAGCTTTGCGACGCGATTATCCGCATCCTCGATTACCTCGCCTATATGGGCGTGGACGTTGAGGCCGTGCTCATGGCAAAGCATGAGTACAACAAGGGACGCGAATACCGCCACGGAGGGAAACGCGCCTAAACCACGATAACGCACGAGGAGGGCGAGCTAATGATTAACTATTTCGAGGCGGCGGAGAAAACTCTCCGCGCTCGCGGCTTGCTCGAGACGGCTTTAGGCAATCTCGAGCGGAAAAAGGAGCGCATTTTACGATACGGCGCGCCGTCGGAGTATCCGTCGGCGGATATGTCCAAGCCGTACACGGGCGCGAAATCTGTAAACGACGCGCTCACGGACTGCCTCGAGCTCGCCGAGGTTATGCGGGAAATCCAAGTTACCCGGGATAAGGTCGAGGAAATCGACGACGTGCTCGCGCAGATGGACGAGGCCGACGCGCGTATCCTCCGGCTTTGGTACATCGAGCGCAAGAGCAAGGAAGAAATCGCCGAGGCCGTATGCTACGCCTCGCCTACGTCCATCTACGACCAGCGCAACAAAGCTCTTGTGCGCTTCGCTCTCCTCTACTTCGGCGCGGGGGCTATGCCGTCCATGTAAGGCGCTTTCTCGCTTATTCTCATGTATTGAAAAAAAGGTGTATGGAAACTTGCATTTTCCCCGTGCTATCATTGAGGCGTAAAGAGAGGTCGAGGCAAAACCTCGCCGCCGTGCGCCCTACATGGT